TGCGAGACGCCGTGGCCGCGCGTAATAGCTGCATCAATAGGCGGTGATGTTCTTCGTCGTATATTCCAGGTCGCGCCGAATTGTCGACCATCGCTCCAGCGCGGACCATGGCATCGATGGCTTGGTTAAAGACGTCGGATACGCTCGTGTCGATCCGGCATCGCGGAGACGATGCCCACACCGCGACGCGAAACTCGCCGATCCGGCGCCGGCGTGGCGGCGGCAATTCGACCCGCCAAGCCGCCCGTTGAAGCTGGTCAGGTCCGGCAAGGACGCAGCGACAGCAAGATCCTCGGCATGGCGCGCCATAGGGCCGACCACGGATGTGTCGGTCGGCGTCATGACCCTCGGCCTGTCTTTTTGTCCCTCTTCCCGTCCGGCTTGGCGCTCGTGCTGCCAGAGATAGGCATAGGAGATGACGAGGCCCGGTTCCGGGTTGGGGATCGGCATGGGCCTCGCTATTTGGGATCCAACAACTTGTCGAGATGGGCGTGCCGCGCATCCATGCGCGAGCTACTGATCGCTTCGACTTTCTCCTCGGACAATTCAGCTGTGGCGAAGCTGCGGCGGCTTTCGCGAAAGCGTTTGAATTCCTCGTATTCGTCCGGGCCGATAAAGTAGCCGGTGATCTGGCCGTGGCTGGAGACGGCGACCGGTTCGCGCTGGGCGCGCATTCGGTAGCGGCCGAAGTTGCGGGTGAATTCGGAAGCCGAGACGGTCTCGGGCGTGTCCATGGGTCCTCTCTTTCACCGGTTTAATATACGCGAATCGCGCAAAATACGCAAGTCTCGTAAATGACGCTAAGTCGGGCGCAAGAGTCCGCCCTTGCGGCCAGCTATGCGGCTGACCGTTTTCGGCATCCAGACCGACACCCCAGCTCAGGACGCGTCGGCTTTGCCCCGCGTCATCCCGGACGAGGCCGATCATCATCGGCTCTAGGTGGGTTACCACGAGCGGAACGCTGTTGCTCACCTGGTTGCCGGTCGGGAGGGTTATATCAGCCCTCTTTTGAAGCGCTTGAGTGCAAGGGCCGCGGCCGCTACTGCCTCGAATGCGTGCTCTCGCATTCACTGCAAATACACTGCCCGGGCGATGTCAACAGTGGGCTCTACAGTGCGCATTGCGCAGATTGGCTGAGCAATTTCATGCTCCACAGTGGCCGAATAACGCAATGGCATTATCCAGAAAAGAGTGGCTTTGGTCGCGCAATGGAGCGGGAGTGGGGGTCACCAGCGGCAAAGCTGGCGCCTGAATAGGAGAACCCACCCATGAGAATCTATCTGATCGGCAATGACGGAATCACCCTCTGTCGCGAGCCCCCGACGGCAGTCAATGAGGGCGAAATTGTCGTCGCCTCAAAGGAGGAACTGCATGCCGCCGCGATTAACCGCAAACGGCTCTTGGCATTGTGGAACACTCTGCCCGGGGTCGATAAGCGCAGGAAAGTCGGCATCCGGGAAACCATGATCGATGAACTGTGGGCGGCGATCGAAATGTTGCCCGACCCGGAGCCACAATCCGAGGCGAGGCGCCCGTCGAAGCAGGACGAGGTCATCGCGATGCTGCGCCGTCCCGAAGGCGTGACGGTCGATGAGGTGGCGAGTGTGACGGGCTGGCAGCGGCACACCGTGCGCGGCGTCTTCTCGGGAACCCTGAAAAAGAAGCTCGGGCTAACCCTCGCCTCGGCCCAGGAGGAGCGGGGCCGGGTCTACCGCATCGTCGAGGCCGGCGCCTGACACGTTCGCGCGGCGCAAGGCCCCGCCAACAGCTGACTGCAAACCGGGGAAGAGGAACTCTGATGGAGGAGCAGGTTGAACATCTCGCCGCGCCACCATCGAACGGCGCTGCTGCGATTTTAGCCTTGATTGAAAGGGTGGCGCTCGATCCCGGCGCCGACGCTGCAAAGCTCGAACGCATCGTTGCGATGTACGAACGAGTGAAGGCGAAAGAGGCCGGGCTTGCATTCAACGCGGCGAAGGGCCGGATCCTCAAAAAGCTCGCCGGCATCAAATTCGTGAAGAACCGGCCCGCCCTCTACGAGATCGAGAAGGGAAAGCCTCAGAAAGGGACGTATGAAGCCTTTAAATACATCCCGCTGGAGGAGATCGACAAACACCTGCGCCCGCTCTTGTTGGAGGAGGAGATGGATCTCTCCTATTCCGACGAACCGCGCGAGCACGGCTGGATCCTGATCCGCGGGCGCTTAAAACACCTGCCGAGTGGTCATTTCGAAGATTCATGCATGCCCGCCCCACCGGACACCTCGGGCGGCAAGTCGACCGTACAGGGTGTGGGAAGCACCAATTCCTACCTGCGCCGCTACATCGCGTGCAACATCTTCAACATCGTGGTGGTCGGCGACGATGACGACGGCAACGGAGGCACCATCGACGAGGCCCAGATCACCACTCTTCTAGATTTGATCAAAAAGGCAAAGGTCGGGCCGAAGTTTCTGAAATACATGCGGGCGCAGAGCATAGAGGAAGCCGGTTCTCTCGAAGCCGCGGTCGCAACGATCGCCTGCCGGGATTATCGCAAAGCGATTAGCACTCTGGAGGAGCAGATCGCCAAGGCGGAGGCCGGTCATGCCGATCTTTCATGACGTGGCGCAATACTCCGAGGACTATGACCGGCTCAAGATTGGGATCCCAACGAGCTCCAACTTCCACAAGATTGTCACGCCGCAGGGCAAGCCGTCCAAGCAGTGGCGTGCATACGCGTGCCTCTTGATCGCTGAGCGCCTCCTCCAGCAGAGGATCGAATTTTATAATTCGCCGGCCATGGAGCGCGGCTTGATCCTCGAGGCCGAGGCGGCCGACTGGTATGAATTCGACCACGACGTAACCGTTCAGCGGATCGGTTTCATCACCGACGACGAGCACACGATGGGATGCAGTCCCGATCGCCTCGTCGGCGATGACGGCTTACTGGAAATCAAGGCGCCCTTGCCCCAGACCCAGGTCGAATATTGGATTTCGGGAGAGCTCAGTGAACGCTTCCGGCCGCAGTTGCAGGGACAGCTTTACATAACCCGGCGTCGTTGGGTGGACATCCTATGCTGGCATGACGTGCTGCCAAAATTGGTCATGCGGGTCGAGCCCGATGAGAAGTTCATCAAAGCGCTCGACCGCGAACTTCGCATCTTAAACTACTTCATTGAGAGTGTGATGGAGAAGATCCGCGCAAGGCATGAACTGCCGATCCCGCCAAGCCGATTAGCCCTGAAGGCAGCTTTGCGAGCAAGCTTGGAAATAGCGCCATGAAATCGCTGTCGCTGGGCAGCCAGCACAGCCCCTGGGTGGTTTAACACCGATGACCACACCTCGCATTCCCCGCCGGGTGGCGCGTCCCAAGCCCAAACCTGACCTGCGCAGGCGCGCCCAGCACTTAGCCTTTATCCGACGGCTTGCCTGCGTCGCCTGCGGTACAGCAGCTCCCTCGGAGGCCGCGCATGTGCGGTCCGGATCTGACGGCGCGGCGGGAATGAAGCCGTCAGACCGCTATTCCGTGCCGCTCTGCACCAGCTGTCACGCGCTGCAACATCAATTCGGCGAACTGACGTTCTGGAGCACCCTGCGCATCGATCCGCTCAACGTGGCGTTCCGCCTGTGGACGGTATCCGGCGATATCAAGGCCGGCGAGCGGATCGTCTTCCGGGCGCGGCAGCGGATCGACTTGATGAAACCTGCTGCCCAATGAACACCGGCCGGCCGCGGCACCCGCCTTCATGCCCGAGACATTCAGATCGTGGTAGGCGCTTCGCGGCTTTTGTGCGCGTTCGTCCGCTATTCATACCGCTCGCCCTGGACTTGCCTGTGCCCTATCGGCCACTTTACTGACGGTCCCCGTATCCCTGTCCACGCGAGCTATTGTCTCGCTCTTGGGCCGCTCTCGGCGCGGCACGTCAAGCGGTTGCGCGCCGTAGTGGCAGCGCTCGAAATGTCGTTGGTGCCGGAGACCGGCGAGCGGCAGCCCGCCTTATGGAGAGCCGCGTCGTCTTTGCCGGCCGGCTGTTCCCGGCCTTGTTGCTGATCCCGCAGCTGGCCGTGACGATCGTCTTTTTCTTCTGGCCGGCGGGGCAGGCACTAGCGGCGGCGAGGATCACCAGCAGCAAGGCCTGGCGCCCGTTCGTGCTGGCTATGCAACGCTGGTTTGTAGCCGGCCTGATCGAACCTGAAAAATAACAGCGCAGCGCTCGCGAAGCGCGAACGGGTGAGCCCTCCTATCTCACCCGCGTCGTCTGCTTCAGCCTATCTCGAAATCACCTAAAGGATTCTCGATGAGCGGATCAAGGGACCGGCGCATCAGGAATCGTCCAAATCCTCCAATGCAACGCCATGTTCGCGTGCCCACTCCACAGAGCCAACGGCATAATTGGTTTTGGGGGGCGGCGGCGTTTCCTGTTCCTTCTTTTTTTCTGCGCCGTCGCGAAGCCATTCGATATAACCCCAGTGCTTCATATTGACACTGAACATTTCCAAGGCCCCGCTGCAGGCGTCAACCTCGTCGTCATGGGCGAGATCGGGGAAGCCCTCGAGAACTCGGAACACCTCCTCGTTCCACGAGCCGCGCCGGAACTTCACATTGCCGGCGCGGCACTGCGAACTGAACGGCCCGAACCTGGTGAGCTTGTCGCCACTCTCGGAGGCTGACCTCGCAGTGAAGCCATCCAGGGCGCGCACCAGATGAAGCGCCTGGCTCTTGCCGGCCTGGCCCGGATCCTGGCCGAACCCGATGCGCACCCGCTTGCCGTCCTGGTCGGCGGTATTGCGCAGCAAGCGCTCGACGTCGCCCGGGTTAGAGCGCGCGCGTACCATGTCCAATACCCAGTAACCGCCGTTCCTGTCACGGCCGAGCTTGATGCCGACGGTCCAGTCGGGGTCGTTGAACTCGGTCTTCTCGGTGGCGGCGAGATCCCAATAGCGCACGACATCGAGGTCGGCCGGCACCTCGTCGACGACCGCACACCACTCCCGCTTGAAGTAGAGCCCGGCGGTCGGCCGGATCTTCCAATTGCCGTACAGGAGCCGCTCACGCTCGAGTGTCGGCAAAGAGAGCAGCCAAGTGTAGTATTCGGGGTTGATTTGCAGCAGCGCCGGGTTATCGAATACCCTCGCCGGGATGAAGGTGACGCTGATCGGCTGTGGCGGGTCGATGCCGGGCGGCAAATCCTCCCGCATCGGCAAATCTCTCATCAGCTCCTCGGGTTTGTCGGCCCATAGGATCTTTTCCGCGTCGCGGACAAAATACCGCAGAACCCCGGCGCGCTCGGGGATTGGCAACCCGCTCGCCGGGTCGATCCACCATGCCAGAAAGTCGGCGACCCAGCTGTCCGCGTCCGGGTTGCAGGTCGCACGGATGTAGGGCCGCACGCCACAGGTCGAGCGGTTGCGGCTGACCATGTAAAAGAACTGACGCGCCGTGAAATGCGTCAGCTCATCAAAACAGATCAACGTGATCTGCGCGCCCTGCCAGTCGTAGACGGTGGTGTCGAACTGCAGGTGCGAGAACTTGATCTTGCCGCCGCGGGGCCAGCGCCACTCGCGCATTCCGACGTGCGGCGTGCCGCCGAGCCGGGGATAGAATTTTTGGCTCTCGTCCCACAACCCGCCGGGGTTGGTGATCTGGGGCGTGCTGCGCCGGAAGAACACCGCGGTGAAGTTGGCGACCCTGGTAGCATGGCGCAGCGGCTCCAGGATCAGGCCCACCGTCTTCCCGCCACCGGCCGCGCCGCCATAGATGCAAATGTCGGCCGGGCTCCGCAAAAATGCGGTCTGCGGTCCGGGCTGCGCCGAGATGATAGGTCTGGATGTAAGCGACATTTGTCACACTCCCGGCGCCGAGGCGTTTTCGCCGCCTTCGCGCGGAGACCAGTTACCAGGGGTGGGATTGTTGGCAGCGCGCTCGGTTGGAACGAGTTGCTCTTCTTCTGAACCCCGGGCGATCAGGTCCCGAGTTCTGGAGGTCGGGTCGCGCTGTCTTCTGGCAAAGTAAGCTTCTTGTGCATTTCTCAGCACCTGCGTGAGCTCGGCATCACGGCTGTTATCAGGCAGAACGAGGAGCGCCGGTGAATCCGCTTCGGCATCGGCCCGCGGCGCCTGGGCGTCCGTCGTCTGGGCATCCGCTGGCGTCTCCTCCCGCCAGCGCGCCCGCGTCTTCAGCCAGAAGATGATCGCCGGGATATTGCCGGCCTTGGCGGCGGCGAACAAATAGCCGCACATCGTCGCGTTGGCCTCGGCAACACCGCGATCGAGCTCATCGCGAAACCGCTTGCGCAACGTTTTCGGGGCGCAGCCGATGATCAGGGCGATGTCGTCCTGGCGCACCCCGACCCCGGCCAAATATCGTACCTTCTGGCGCATCGCCTCATCGACGACAAAGGGTTTTCTAGCCATGATCGCTTCCTCCGTGATCGCGCTCTTGGCTGTCGGCGCGTTCGTCGAAAGATTGCCCCGAGTCCTGATGAATGGCGTCGCGCCCGGTGAAGCGCTGCCAGCGCCCGACAACGACATCGACATAAGCCGGGTCGAGTTCGAGACCGTAGCAGACCCGGCCGCTCATTTCGGCGGCGATCAGGCTCGTGCCGGAGCCGAGAAAAGGATCATAGATCGCCTGGCCGGGCCG